AATAATACAGATGGTAAAGTTACATACATAAATGTTTTAGTTAAAGTTTGTATAGGTCTATCTTTGTATGCTTTTATTGCTTGATTTAAACCTTGTATTCTAGCATTAAAAAAAGCAGATATTTGATTTAATCCCTGTATAGATGCACCCATTCTTCTATAGTCTATTGGATTGTCTCTTGTTTCTACAGCAGCTTTTTTAATAGCAACCTCTTCTGACATACCTTTTTTTAAATTTCTTTCTACAGCATATTTAAAAACACCTTTTCTATTTATGCCTTCAGAAAATTCTGTATAAACTCTAAACCATTCTGGTAAATTTTTAATAACATTTATAGGTCTTGTATTTGTAAAATATTCTTTCATTGATTGATTAAAATAAGTTCTATCAAATGTTACAAGTGAGTTTTGTAATGCTTCTGATTTAAAATATTTTTCTGCTGTTTTGTCATAACCTAATTTTCTAGCAATAGGATTTATAGTCATAGCCAAACCAGTTAATGTTTGAAAAAAAGGAGGGTACCAACCTTTACTTAATATAGCACCAGATGTAGCATCCCTTGATACGTTGTTATAAACAAATTCACCAGCTCCAGTAGCACCGGCTCTTAATGTTTTTGATGGTAAAGCAAAAAAGTTTGCTATGTGTTGAAAAGTAGTTTTGTCAAACATTTTTGTAGGTCTTGCAAAGAACTCACCTACTTCCCAAACTTCTCTTTTACCATTTCTGTATACAACTATTTCTGAATCTTTTAATAATCCAGATTCTTTTCTAAACACTGAAAAACCATCTGCTACAGATGCTTTTAGGTTTGCAGGATTATCAACAACTGATTCTAATTCTTTAGCTGAAATTTTTGTTTCTTTAGTTCTTTTAACTGAAAGTTGAACTTCTGGAAAAAAATCTTTATTGACCTTTCTTACTTTTTCAATCATTTCTATAAATGATAAATTAGCTTCATTTCTTTTAGCAATAGTAATATATGTTGATATATTATTATATATACTTTCAAATGGATCAACTATTTGTCTTTTACTACCTTTAAAAAATTTTAATGGGTTTCTTACATTTTTAGAAAAATTACCTCTACCAGAACCATCAATAAAATCTCTATAAAAAGGAACAAAATCTTTATTTGCTTTTAGTGCCGCTTCATAAACTTCTTTAGGTATAACTCCAGCATCATATAAATATTTTAAAGCTAATTCAGAAGTCTTAACAGCTTCTCTAAATGGTGCTTCAAATTTAGAATTTTCTTTTACAAATTTTTTAGCTGCCTGTATATTAACACCTGTTTCAAGTTTTTGAGCATTTTTTTCTATTGCTCTTTTAGAAATAGAGTATCTAATAAAATCTTTATATAAATCTAAATTATTTATTTTATATTTTACAAATATTTGTTTTAATGCTGGTCCAACAATCTCTCCTGTTTTATAATTTACCGCACCTTTTTCTATAAAACTTTCTATTGGTCCTTTAACACCATGTAATAATTGAAAGTTCTCATAAGGAGACATTTCTTTTTCATATTTAACACCAAACTTTTCAGCTTGTTTTACAGCTCTTTTATAAACATGGTTTTGATCTACAAAATTATAAAATAAATCATCTATAAAACCTTTTATACTAAAGGTTCTTGGTCTTGTATCGTATGCAATACTTTTATCTAGCTCTGATCTTGTTTGATTAATAACTTTATCTGCTTTATCTTTTGTGGTTATTGATTCTAATACAGTTTCTTTTTCTTTTATAGAAATATCTCTATATGCTCTCGGTATCTTTATATTAGTAGAGTTTAAATCTTCCCATATAGTTCTGTCTTTTATTAAATTATCTACAATATCTATTGGTTTTTTTCCTGTCTTTGCAGAAACATTATTTAATTTTTTCTTTGATGCTTTAACATTAAAAGGTGCAAACAATAAAGTTGTAATAGCAAAATCTTCTGCTGTTGGTAAACCATCTCCTAATACAGTTCCTGCTGCAGTATAAGCACTAGATTGAGCTAATGTTTTTGGTATAAAAGAAGTAACTCCTAAAGCAGAAGGTAATTTATAAGCGGCATATAATTTTGCAGCAGTTTTAGCTCCTTCACTTAAACCTTCTTCCATAAATATATCCCACCATTCAGCATAGTTTTTTACTTGACCTTTTTCTAGTGCTTCTGTGTACATTCCTTGAATAACACCTGCACTTAATCCACCACCTATAACTGCACCACCCGCTCCACCTCTTATTCCGCCAACAGCAGCTCCCGGAATAAATGTAGGTAGTTCTCCAATCAATCCAGTAAATCCTTCTGTTAGTTTTTCTAAAAATCCTGTACCTTCTGGTTCTGGTAAATCAACTTCAAAACCCCATTCACCATTTGAATGATATTTTATAATTTTATTAGTACCAGAGTTTCCTAAAGCTCTTTCAATATAAGGTAAAAATTGATACCTTTGATCACTTCCTAATAAAAATTTTTTTATTCTTTCTGCAGCATTTACTTCTTTAGGTATATCTTCAATGTTTTCCATTTTAGAAAAATCAATATCATCAAATTTTTTAATATCATTTTCTACTTCTTGAGATATAGATTTCCAATAATTTTTTTCATTTTTTCTATCAAAAGGTACAACACCAAATGCTTCGGAAATTTTTTCTGGTGGTACACCGGCACCCACCATATCTAAAACTTTTTCTTGGCTCCACTTATTTATTTCTTTTGTAGAGACACCTGCTGCAGTTAAATCTTTTATCTGCTCTGATATAGTCGTCATGCTGTTTCTGTGTTAAATCTAGTTACTATTAATGCTGCAGCAATATTAGCAGCTAACGCATCATCTTTTTCTAATAAACTAACTAAATCTTTATTACTTAAATTTAATAAACTTTGTCTTGCTGTTTTTCCTTCTTCTGCATATTTTGGAGCAAAAGTAGATTCAAAATTCTTACCAAATATAGGAGCAGATTTTTCTAATAAATCTTTAGCAGTTTCAACTTCTATCTGCCAATACGATCTTGCTAAAAACTTTGTTTCTTCTTTTACAGGTTTATCTGTTTTTTGTACTTTAGTTTCATATTGGCTTTCTATTTGTCCAATTTGACTTAAATATTTTATTAAAGTTTTTTTAGAAAAACCACCATCATTTTCAAAGTTTGTTGCAGCATTTAATATTGCTGATAACGCATCATTAGGAACTGTATATTTTTTATTTAATCTATTATTTGCTTTTATAGCACCAATAAAAGTGTCATCTGTTTGATAATTTTTGTTCCAATTATTAATTAAATCTTTATTTTCTTTTAAAATAAAATCTAATAAAAAATTTATTTTATTTGCTTTTACATCTGTAAGATTTCTGTCTTTTTCTAATTCTTTTAAGAATCTTTCTGGTGGATTGCCTTCTTCATCAAATTCGTAAAATTTATTTTTATATGTAATTCCAGCATCTAAACTTGGAAAGTTCTCATTATAGTCTGGGAAAACCTCTTTTATTTTAGCTTCAACTTCTTCATTAGTAGTTTCTTTTGCAACCTCTTCGGTCATAAGTCTAAATTTTTTTCTTCCGGGAAATTTATACTCTAAATATTCTCTTGAATTTAGATAAGCATCAACAGAATCATATTTGTTAGGATCATAAGGTGGTATTACTAATTTTTCTTCAGATGATTTAGTAGATGCTTCTGAAATTATTTTAGTCATAGCATCTTTGTCTGCTTTATAAATATCTATTAAACCTCTTGCTACATAATGTTTGCTTGTTTTGTCTAGCATTTCAGAAACATCAATACCTTTTCTTATTCCATCATTAAACCTTAAAATTATTTGAGATTGAAATTCATTTAATCTATTATCTGTTGTAGTATCAATATATTTTAAAGAACTATCTCCTTCAATAATAGGTTGTAATGTTTCTATAACTTTAAATAATTTTTTATTATTAACCATGAATTGTGGATTATTTGTATTAGGTAATAAATAATTTATATAAAAACCAAATTCAGATTTAGATATACCGCTTCCAACTCTATCAGTAATACTTTTAGGTTCTTTTTCACCCGGTAAAATAAATTTAGTTAAATGATCTATTATTTCTCCAGATAATATTTTTTTTTGTATTTCAAAATTTTTATAATAATCATTTTTGTTGTTAAATTCTTTAGTTCCAACTTTAGTAGATAGTTCAACTATTTGAGCTTTTGAATCTATTTCATAAGCATTTTTAGGCTCTCCAAACACTTCATTTATTTTTAATAAATCTATTGTTTCTAAAAAACTTGTATCATTAAATAATTTTGAATAATCATTAACAGCTTTTTGTTTGTTTTCATTTAAAACTGCTGTTATTCTATTATTTAATTCTGCTGTATTTGATCTTCTTTTAGTTTTAGCAAAATCTATAATGGCTGCTTTATCGTTTTTTGATAAAGTTTCCCATTTTCTAATTAATTCTACATTACCACCAAAAGTACCATCAATAATTCCTTCATAAGCATCAATTAATTGAGTTGCTGTGCTATCTTCATTTAAGTTTAAAGTTATAGTAAATAATTGTTTATTATTTTCTAATATTTGACCATCTGCAGCATTAAGTAATTTTTGTTTATCTTCAACTGATAAATAATTAAATTTATCAATATTTTCTTTTAAAAGCTCTGGATTAGAAGTTGCAAGAGCAGCTCCCAATGTATTTTGTCCAAATTGCAAATATAGTTTTTTTTGTTCTTTTTTAACACCTTCATCTTCTAAAGTAGTATCTTGGTTTATTCTTGTTGAAACATTTGTTTCAAAAATTGGTAAATAATCTAAACCATTTAATTTTAATGCTAAAGCATCTTTCATAACAAAATCATCTGTTATTTTTTTAGTATCTTGAAACTGTGTATTTCTTGAATTTAATAATGCTTTTGTTTTAAATATACCAGCAGTAGCATAAAATTTTTTTTCTAATGCTTTTTTAGTAAAATTATCTAACTCTCCAACTTTATTATTTTGTGCATAACTCCATAATTTATTAACACCATCATCAAAAAAATTAGACGCATCTGTAGGATTGCCATTTGCTCCCGTTTCACTTTGTAAAGTATATAATCCTTTTGTACCATCATTTTGATTGATATATAAATCTGACAATATTAATGTTGCCTTATTATCTGCTTCTAATTTTTTTTCTTTTACATATTCTTTAGTTAAAGTTGATTGTAAAGCCTGTGTAGCAGTAAAAATATTATTTGCTGGAGACATTTGAATATTTGATGTAACAGATCCAGTTTGAGTGGTCATTTCTTCATTAGATATAAATGTAGGTATTTTAGCCATTATTGAAAAACTCCAAAAAAAAAGATTATTATAAATTTATATATCATTATTGATTCCTTGATCTGTTAGAAGATTTAGATTGTAGTCTTAAATTACCTTTATTATTATTTCTTGGATTTCTATCTTTGTGATCTACATCTCTACCTAATATACTATTACCATATTTTTTTTTCATAATTCTTCTTGCACCATTTCTACCAGCTCTATCTTTTTTTTGTTTTGTTGTAGAATGATAATTTTTATATTCTGATTTATAATTTCTCATATTATCCCATCATTGTTAATAAACTTGAACTAGCAGAACTAGCAATTTGTAATTGTTGCATCCTTGCGTTCATTCTAGCCATTTGTCCATTTATTCTAGCAAAATTTGCTTCTTCTAATTTTTGAGATTGAGCTATCTCAGTATTATATTTCATCATTTGTACTTGTTTTTCTTTTTCATATAAATTTGAAAGTTTAATATTTGCTGCTGTACCACTATCCATATCAACACCAGATTTAGCAAGAGCAACATTTGTAGTTCCTTCAAGTTTTTCAAATGCTTTATAAAATCTTGATAAATCAAGTTTTAATTTATCGTCTAATATTTTAGCTTCGTTTTCTTTAATAACAGCATTTCTATTGGAAACATCCTCATTAAATTTACCAATAGTATCAGCTTGTGCCATACCAAGCACAGCAGTGCTTCCAACTATATAAGGTGCTGCTGCTGCAAATGGTGCCATTAAAATATCCTCGCATATCTGTATTGATCTGTACCATCAAAACCAAATTTTTTCATTAAACCCTCATTTTCTAAACCTAACCATTCTGCAAATCTTTGACCTTGTTTAAAATCTTTTCTGATTGAGGTTTGTACTCTTTCTATATTGTGTTGTCTTGCAACTCTAGCAAAATCTTTTTTAATTGCACGAGATACACTTAATGGATAATTCCACATATCTTCTGTTGCAATAACCCAACCTTCTGCAACTCTACCCCAAATCATTTTCATTCCAGCAGCAAAAATAGGTTTTGATCTAACCATACCTGTAAAAGCTAAATGATCTTGTTCTAAATTTTTAGCATTACCTTCTAAATTAATAAATTGTTTATCTGCTTCTAATATTTTATGATTCATTTGACAGGATAATATAAACTGTCCATGTTCCTTTGTATAAGGTATTATGTGTAAATGTTTATCCATCATTTGTTATTAACCTTGGGTATAATGATAAAACTGTTAAAGGTAAAGGTTGAGTTTGCCTTACAATCATAAATCCATCTGTATCATAATCTCCTCTAAACTCTACTTCTTTATCACCTGTGAATGGTGGAATACCTTGATCCATAGGATCGCTAGATTTTCTAAAAGGTACTCTTTCCATTTTGTTTAAGTCTGGTCCTATTTCAACACCAACACTTTCATATAATCTTGCAGTAACTTCGTATATTCTTTTTGTTTTAGCTTGTGATGTACCATTTTGTGATCCAGCATCTATTCTCATAGTTTTTAATAATGAAGTATAACCCAATCCAATCTTAACACTATTTGCAAATCTATCTAAACTAACAGCATTTGATGCTACAGTTTTATTGGGATGCGTTGATCCATCAGCTAATATATTAACTTCTTGACCTTCTAAATGATTTAATCCAGATAAAGAATTAACAACTTGCTTAACAGCATCTCCAGATGTGTGAGCTACTGCAGTAGTGCTTTCAGTTCCTCTAGTACAGCCAGTTAAATCATTTGTAGATTTTCCTGTATAAGTAATTATTTCTCCACCAATTTTTATTTTTCCAGATGATGTAAAGTCTGTTCCAGATGCTACAGTAACTGTAGTTGCTGAATTAGAAATGTCGCCATTTAATGTTGATGTTGCACCACTATAATTTAATTGTGAATCTAAAAAATTAAATGATGTATTGTCAGTTTGATCAAAATCAAATCTATTCAAATATTCTACATACCTTTTTGTTGCACCATTAATTGTTCTTTTTATAATCATGTATAATTCATATTCACTATCTTCAGTTGGAATAACAGCAACAGATTCACATACTGCTTTACTACTACCAAAAGCTCCGCCAAAAACGTGCCTATGCCAAGCAACAACTTCTTGTTCTCTTTGATATGTTAGTGCAACTAATTCACCATCATTTCTAACGCACCAAATAATTGCTAGTGGCTCTTCTTGATATGCCATTTCGGTAACTCCACCTTCAGTAACGTGTTCGGCAAGGATGGTAAGATCGGGAGCTGTATAACCATCTACATCAAAATTATAAGCTAGTTCTCTAATCTTTCTTTTAGCTCTTTGTAAAAATAATGTTGCGTTAGCAACTGCGATTGCATCTGTGTTTGCAGCACCATGGTTAGATTGTTTTTTAATTAAAATGTTTGTTGGTGTTACAGCATCATTATCTCCACCACCACTTACTGTAAATTCACCACCTGCTGTACCTATAATTAAAGTTCTACCGGCAGCCATAAATCTAATTGCATTTACTTGGTTAGATGCGATTGTGTAAATAATAGCATCATCATCTGCTACAGTACCACCAATGTTAGCATCCATATTTTCATAATCACCAGACCTAGAAAAATAAACTGTTTGTGGATTATTAGTAGTTGCGGCAAAAACTAATCTTTGTTCAAAGAATGATACGCAAGAAGGATGACCTGTAGTATCTGAAAATGCTCCAAGATACCAATTAGTAATAGGATTAGCATTTGCAAAAGCTGTAGTTATATTTGCTGTTACAATCGTTGTACTTGTTATAGCTGTAATAGTTCCGTAGCCACTATTAAAATGTATTTGTCTACCAACATCAGTTGCTAAAAATCCAGAACCACTATTAATTCCTGTAACTGCAGATGCCGTAATAGTTCTTGATCCTGTTCCAGCAGCAGAAGGTGTTAAAGTTGTTGTGCTAATATTAGCATCTAAGAATGGTCCATTAGTAAAATCCACTTCTGTTAATGTCCAAGAAGTATGTCCTGTACGAGATAACTTTCTAGTTTTATGACTAGGATGTGTGATGTACATAACGTCAGCACTTTGTGCAAATTTAATATCAAAAAGTTCTGCAGTTAAATAAGGTGAAGATATTTCATAAGGAGAACCACTAGATAATATTTGACCATTATCTCTATAAAATCTTATGTACTGATTGCCTAATTCTAAAATATAAGTTTGTGTAGTTGAAAATTCAAAAGGTATTAATCTTGTTTTAGTAGAACTTGTTTTTACTTCTGCAACATATTGTGTACCCGGTCTACGAGCTGCTGCACCATGAGGATAGATAACCATATTTTCTACAGTTGCACATCCAGCAGAATATTTTGCTAAATCATTTCTACCATCTAATCTTGGTGATAATTCACCTGCTGTAAAGTTTGAAATTTGTGCAGCTACTCTAGCCATTTATTAAAACCTTGAGTTTAAGAATGTACTTGCGTCTATTGCATCTGCCATACCATCTTCTTGAGAAACATTTTGACCTTCAGTTGAATCTACAAATCTAGCATCTTTTAATTTTTCTTGATAAGTAATTAACATATTTTGTGATGTAGTATTATTAGATGTTATTGCATAAGCAATGTCTGAACCAAGTGCAGCAGATAAAGTTTCTCTAAGTAGCTCATCATATTGATTAGGATCTTCTATTCTTGATATATATAATATTTTCATAGTAGTATTATTTGATAATACCGATCTACCTTCTACTTTGTAATTAGAATCAAAGTCTAGTATTTTTAAAAGTCTTAAACAATCTCCGGGTAAATCATATTTAAACTTAAAACCCCATGCAGGAGTTGTAGTTGATTGTGCTAGTTCAACTCTTCTTTGTAAACAGTTCCAAGGATGTGATCTAAACACCGCATCTCTTACTTGAGTATATCTTGAATTACAAAGTCTAGCATTTTTTGAATCTTCTGTAAGTGAAAGTATTGTTGTTGCACCTAATTGATTTAATGCTCCATTACAAATATCTACTGTTGATGCCATACTACTTCCTTATAATATACTTGCGTCTTATTTGTCTATCTTTTTCTAACGCAAATATTTCTTCTTCTGTTCTTTCTTCTTTAGTATCAAAGCCATAATGATATTTAGAATCATTTTTAAACCTATCTACTAGCACATACCTATATACATAATTATCTTTTTTAAAATGTAATACAGGTTTTAAATCTTGTATTTTCTTCATACACTCTAGGCGGGTTCCACTCTCGCTTTCCCCGCCTAAAATTTTATCTTATTAATCTACAACGTACATCATAGTTAATTGAATAGTACCAGTACCTGCAGCTCCACCCATAGTTACTGACACAGGAAGTCCATCCTTGTTAGCATCTACGACAGAGTTTTCACCTAATGCAATAGTGTTAGCAGCATTTACCGCAGTTGCAGAAGTAGAAGCAGCAGCCGCTTTATAAGCAGCAGCACTTAAACTTACAGCAGTACCCGCAGCATTTGTGTGTGCAGCATAACCTACTGATAAAGTAGTTGAACTACCTAATGCGTCATGTGCCAATCTACCAGAGATGATTCTCGCACCATTTGGTAAATTAAACATTTGAATCACATCACCAGATGCTAGAGAAGCTGCTTCATATTCCGCATGAGCAACTCTTACTCTACCAGCTAGTTCAGTAGTATCTATCTTTTGTGAAGGAACATTCTGATCCCATTTAGTCTTTTGTATCGAATAAACTGTAGCCATATTTTCCTCCTATTATGCTTCTGTACAAGTTATACCAATAACTTTCGCTTGTTCCATTCTAGTAGCACCAATGCTCATGCAGTAGTAAACTTGAGTAGCATACGATTTGTCTGCTCTTTCATCTATTCTTGCATTTACATCTTTACCAACACCTAGAGTGATTCCGTCTTGTGCGAAAGCTATGCAAGTTCTGTCATTGCCAGATTTTGCAAGTCTATTGGAAACTGTAAATTTGAAGCCTAAGAACGTATCAATTTCACCCTGTACTAATGCTTTTACAGTATTGAAATCCGAACTCGTAACTTCGGTTACATTTAAAAGATTATTGATCTGCTCCGGAGACACGATAATGTGTCTAGCGATTGAAGGATCAACATCAGCTAGATCAAACTTCTCTTTAGCTTTCGCTAATTTAGGAATGTTCAAGCCTGTAGTTGAGCCAACACTAGCAGCGATAGCTGTTTGTGCAGATTCAGTGCCAGTACCAGTTTCGCCTGTGTAGGCAGTACCAGTAGCAGCAGCAATAATCACATCATCCATTGCTCTCCCCATTGCGTAAGCAGCGGCTTGTGCGTAAGATGAAGTTGGGTCTATTAAGAGCCTAACCTTGTCTTGTTGATCAATTAGATCAGCAAACTCGTAATCTGCAAGAGATACTCTTCTTCTTGAGTGAGGAGTGTCTATTTGCGGAGTGTCCGAGTGTCTGCTAGTTTTTAACTGAGCAGTTACTGAACCTACTTGGTCAAAGAAAGCATTTTTTCCGACAACACTTTCCTGTCTAACTTTGTCTCTTAATAATGATCCCATTTGTTGAGATAGCATTTGTACGTTAGCAGAATACTGCTGTACAAAAGCTGTTGTTATTTGTGATGACATAATTGTCTCTCCATTATTATTGTTAAGTTATAATTAATCAGAAAGGTTATCCACTCAATAATGAGTAGGCAATTCTTGGATTTAAACTCTTTTAGAGTAGAAGTCTATTCCTTCTTGCCAGTAAGGTTCTTACGAATTTTCTTACCTATTATCCAATTATAATATTTTTCTGCGATTGGCAAGGGATCATTTTTCTGAACTTCAGATCCTGTCTCTTTAACCAATCGCAATATTTCTAATCGAATTTCTTGATCATTAAGATTATTTATCTGCATTTAACATTTCTCTTAACGTATAAACTTGTTGTACCATTTTATCGTGATCCGGATGTTGTTTATTCCAATAAGGTCCATTAGTATCATTAGTAATAGCTGATATTTCTGATTCAATATCTGCAACTGAATTTACATTTTCACTTTCAGTTGAAACTATTTTATCCTCTGACATCATACCTGCTATTTTTGCAAATCCTTTAATAACTTCTGGATGATCACCAAGTCTTATGCCATTTGATAAAGTCATATCTAATACTTCTGGATTAATATTTGCTTTTGCTATCGCACCAGCTTGTTGTACTTTAGCATCAAAATCTCTACCCCATTCTGATCTTAACTCTTGTTCAGATTGAGCTTGTGCAGTTTCAGTATCTATTTTTGATTGTTGTGCAGAGCCTTCCATATTATTTTTATAAAAGTCTAAAATACCTTCTGCTTGTTTATTGTTTAAACCAAGTTTGTGAGATTGTTCGGCAAAAGATTTAATTGCATTTTCATCCATGTTTACCACATCAGATTCAACTTTTAAATTATATTTATCTGGTGATTCTGGTCTACCTAGTTTTTCGTATGCTTCATCCCACGTTTCTTGTGTAGAATTTTTTGTAGGTATTACAATTTTATCTTGACCAATCATTCTAGTTGCGTTGATGTAACTTTTTGCTAACGCATCAATCTCTGTAAATTTTTCTATACTAGGATCTTTTCTAAATTCTTCACTAATAGAATCTTTCCAAGATGATGATTGTTCAGCAGGAGCTGTTGGTGCTGTTGCTGGTGTTTGTTCTACTGTCTCTGTAGTCGCTTGATCTACAGGCACAGTTTCCTGTGTTATCTGTTCATTTGACATTTTTATTTATCCTTTGTTTGCAGCATTGATTTAATAAATAGAATGACACTGCGTTGTCCTTCCATGTATGCACTTTCATGGCTATCACCTTTTACATTAGTGGTAGAATGATAATGACATCTTTTTTCAAGATCAGCTAAGACTTTCTTGCCTTCCTCTGTATTGAATATGAATTTATAATTTTCTTGTAGTTCTTTTAAAAATTTTTCTAGTTGTTTTGTTTCCATATTATTCCACTTCTTGTTCTGCATTTACTAGAGCTTTTGCTTCGTCTGGCAATGCTTTCGCTAGTGGTGCTATATCTCCTCCGGCTTGAGCAACTTGTTGCATCTGAGCCATTTGTTGTTGTTCTGCAGCTTGTGCTGCTTGTGCTTGTCTTTCTGCATTAACTTGTGATTGTAGCTTTAATACTTTTTGTGGAATACCCACAAGATCAGCAACGTGTTTAACAAGTGAATCAAAATTTATATAATCAAATACTGGAGCAACATTAGCAAGTGATCCTAATATTTCTATACCTCTAGTAATTGATGAAAGCTCTGAAGATTTTTGTGCTTTAGCAAGAGGAGAAACATATTCTATTTCTATGTCTTGACCAGATAAAAATTCTGGTGCAGGAGCAAATTGTTCTCTTCTAAATAAAATATTAAAACATCTATCAATTAATGGTTTTAATAATTCTGATTGTAGTCTACCTAATACTGGTCCAAGTAATCTCATCTTTTCTTCATTTCTTTGTATAACTTCTGTTGCTGTCATTTGCGGACCTTGTTGCAACATTAATTGATCTACATAAAAAACATTTCTAATAGCAGTTCTTCTTTGCTCTTCCATATTTAAACCTAGTGGATTGTTTGCACCAATGTTTAATGGTTCAATTCTATCTCTTGTACCACTTCTATAAAAATTTAATCCACCCGGTACAGTTCTTACAGGAAGTAAGAAGCCATCATCCGGAACTAATAGTGGTGGGTCTACTTGTTTCTGTGCAGC